TGATGTGAGTTCAAAGACGTGTCAAGTGAAACCATCGATCAAGAAGATTTATAGAAATGGGGATGTAGTTGAGATGCCAATTATCAGGAATGTGCCTGTTCTGTTTCCACAGACCAAAAATTCTATTATTTCTTTTCCAATAGAAAAAGGTGATGAAGTGTTGTTGATTTTTTCTCAAAGATCAATAGAAGATTGGAAAAGTAAAGATGGAATTGTTGAACCAACAGATCGTAGAAAATTCTCAATTTCGGATGCAATAGCTGTTCCAGGACTTTTAAGGAAAGGTGCAGGATTACAAGCAAGTAATGATTATTTGCTTATACAGAATGGCGACTTAGAAATCAAAACATATGATAATGGAAAAATAGAGGTAGAAAATCAGACAAATGAATTGATCTCAGCATTAAATGAATTGAATACTGAGCTGAAAAATTTCTCTCAAGAAGTGTCAAATATTACGACGTTGGTTCTTGGTGCTCCTGTACCGCCAGTTAATCAGGCTTTATTAGCTGCTTATGTTCCATTGTTTCAGGCAATATTGGCAAAATTAGCTACATTTAAGGTTTAAAATGGATATACAATTAGATGATAATAGAGATTTGCTTATAGAAAACAATGATGTTATTTTTATCGAAGGTGAAGATGAGATAGAGCAACGTGTTTTGCAAAATCTGAGAATGTTTCAAGGAGAATGGTTTTTAAATCTCGATTCAGGTGTTCCATATTATCAGGATATTCTTGTTAAAAATCCTAATTTGTATAATGTTAGTGCTATTTTGAAAACAGCAATTTTAGATACCCCAGGAGTATTGGAAATAAGTAATTTCACAGCTGATTTCGATCAGACTAACAGAGAACTTAAAGTAGATGTTGAATTTAAAGTGAGTGAAGGAACTATCACGATCAGTGAGGTATTATAATGGTTGATTACGGTTTAACCTTAACAGGTTTAGTTATAAAAAGATTGGAAGTCATAAAATCAGAATTAGAAGATTCTTATAGATTGGCTTATGGCTCAGGAATAAATTTAGAAGATAGTTCTTTTCTAGGGCAAAATGTTGGTATTAATGCTGAAAGAGAGTCAGCTATATGGGAACTAATTCAATCTACTTATTTGGCTAAATATCCAGCCACAGCAGAAGGTTCCAGTCTTGATGATGTTGTTGCATTGACTGGTATTGCTAGGCTTCCAGCGACAAAATCTACAGTAGTTGCTAGAGCAAGAGGTACAGCAACGACTTTAATTCCAACTGGAAGCATTGTGTCAGTTAGTGGCAGCTCAGATTCAAAATTTGTAACAAACAATGATGCAACAATTGCTGCTGCAACAAATAATCAGCAAAAAATCACTTTTTCATCTGTTCCAGATGCTGGAACATGGGATATCACTTTTGATGGAGAAACTACTGCTAGTTTAGATTATGATGATGTCGCTGCTACAATAGAATCTGCATTAGAAGCTTTAACTAACATTACTAGCGTAACTGTTACAGGAGACTATTCTGTTGGTTTTACGATAGAATTTGACGGTGCTGATGCAGGAGTCCAAAAAGATGAATTTACGACTTCAGACACATTAACAGAACTTGGAAGTCCCGTTGATGTAACAGTAACGGTCATTGATGAGGGAGGAGCATATATTGACATAGATTGTACCTCAGAAGAAACTGGAGAGATACAAGCTCCAGCCGGATCATTAACAGTAATTGAAACTCTTGTTGCTGGATGGGATAGCGTTGATAATTTAGAAGATGCAGATGTTGGTAGAGAAATTGAATCTGACCAAGAACTCAAAATACGACGTGATAATTCATTACAGCAATCGAAGAGTGGAACCGTTGAAGCAATAAAAACTGAATTGTTGGAAGTTGAAAATGTAGATTTTGTAACTGTTATAGAAAATGACACAATGACAACAGATGGGGATGGTAGACCTCCTAAATCTTTTGAATCTATTGTGGATGGTGGCGATGAGGACGAAATAGCCCAAACAATCTGGGAATCAAAACCTGCTGGGATAGAACCTTATGGTAGCATATCAAAAACAGTCATTGACACTTCTGGTCAGTCTCATACGATAAAATTTTCAAGACCAATTGATGTTGATATTTATGTTGATGTAACAGTAACAGAAAAGCCAGGAATTACAGTAACAGAAGCAAATGTAAAATCTGCAATATTGGCATATGGGGATTCTTTGAATATTGGGGATGATGTTATTGTTTATCCTGATCTACTTTGTTCTCTTTCAAACTTAGGATTATCTGACATAGTTATAAAAGTTGGGACTGCTCCTAGCCCTACGCTTGATGACAATATTCCTATTGATTTTGACGAGATAGCAAAGTTTGCAAGTGCTAGAATAGATGTAACCATAACATAATTAGGTGACAAAATGTATGAAGTTGAAAAAATAGATAACCATTATGAGCTTGGAATAGCAAGGCTAATTGAGCAATATAAGCAATCGGTTAATATGAAGGCATTTATAAAACCTCCTATAGACCAATTGCAGGATTTGGAAGATGTTGCATATTCTCTTTATGGTCTTTACAATATTGACAACAATTCTGGTATTTATTTGGATCAAATAGGTGGGATAGTAGGACAGCAGAGATTTGGTTTTGGTGATGATGTCTATAGACTTTTAATTCGTGCTAGGATTGCAATCAATGTTTCTGGTGGGAATCCAGAGAATATAATAAATATTGTTAGATTGATAAGCGGTTCTGATGACATTTATTATTTTGAACTTTATCCTGCTGCTTTTCAAGTAGGATTTGCGGGAGAAGTTGATCCTGCTCTTGAATCTTTCATTGTTGATGCTATCAATGTGGCTTCTCCAGCAGGAGTCAGTTTGGATTTAGTGGTTGTTTTTGATGAAGATACGCCTTTTACTTTTGGAGCTATGGATGGAGAATTTGATGTTGATCGTGGTTTTGGGGATGAAGGTGATCCAAATATAGGTGGAAAATTAGGAAGAGAAATTTAGACAGAATAGGAGAATAAAATGGCAATATCAAGTAAACCAACTTCTAAGTCAGACTGGACAGATGGTACTCCTGCAAATCGGTTGGAGCCTTCTGTTGGAAAGAAAAGTACAGGTTTTTTATCGGCAGAGAAACCAGGATTCTTGACATTCAATTGGGTGCAATGGGTGCATAACCAATGGGTAGAATATTTTGAATCTATAACAGATTTTTTATTTTCTAAAACTGCTGGAAAAAATTATTTGATTAATGGTGATTTTCCTATATGGGAAAGAGGAACTACAACTGGTGCAGGAACTTCTGGGATAAACTATATGGCTGATAGATGGAGAGCATATTCCTTAGGTTCGACATATAATTATTCACGATCTGCTTTTACTCTAGGTCAAACTGATGTCCCAAATGAGCCAACATATTATACCACAATGGTTGTTTCATCAGTTCCAGGTGTTTTTAATTTTGCCATTTTGGGACAATATATTGAAAATGTTAGAACTTTGGTTGGAAAAACAATAACTATATCTTTTTATGCAAAAGCTGATTCTGCAAAAGATATGTCTGTTACTATAAATCAAAATTTTGGAACAGGTGGATCGCCTTCAGCAGCAGTTTCTCTTTTATTTGATAAATTTACACTTACAACATCATTTGCAAAATATACTGCTACTGTTACTCTTCCTTCTATATCTGGCAAGACTTTAGGGACAAATAATGATAATTCTTTAATTGTTGATTTTTGGTTTGATTCAGGTTCATTTTATGATTCTATAAATGATAGTTTGGGGCAACAATCAGGAACTTTTGATATATCACAAGTTCAAGTAGAGGAAGGAGAAGAAGCAACAAACTTTCAATTACGATCTATTGGGGAAGAATTCGGATTATGCAAAAGATTCTATGAGAAAAAACCTTATGATATCACAGGATGGATTCTTTCTGCAACAACTGCTCAAGCTGGTTTATTTTTTTCAAAAAAAAGAACTAGTCCTACAATTACGCAAACAGGTAATTGGAATGTTCGATATTCTGGTGGTGGTGGTCAACAAAGTGGATCGACTACATATACAAATATTTCTGATGGTTCAGGCAGAGTAATCATCACAGTTGCAGGTGGTTTAACTGCAAATGAAGCATGCGAGCTTTTTGGTACAGCTGAAATCGACTCAGATTTTTAAGGAGAGATTATGATACAAGCATATAAACTAATAAAAAAAGCTACAGGAGAAATACTGGCGTATTCTAATGATAATACGGTTATTTTCGGTGGAGAGATAGGGAAATTACAAAATCCTGTTTCAGTGACTGGAGAATTGCAGGAATCTTTAACTGAATGGCAAGAGAATACCCCATTACAAGAGGAATTTAATGCGGATCATAATGCACCAATAATAGCTCAGATTGAAGAGTTAGAAAAAAAACAAGCAAGAAAATTGCGAGAACTTAGCTTAGCTGTGTATGAAAGTGAACATGCAACAAGGCTAACAGAACTTTCTGATTTTGATGCTCAAATAATAGCATTACGCGCAACATTGTTGTAAAACTATGCCTGATGATTTCAAAGCTGGTGAAGATAAAGGACGAATATTAGGAGCAATCGAATTGCTCGATGTTAAAATATCTTATTTGAACGAAAAGATATCAGGAATTGATTGTACATTTAGGGAATTTAAGCAAGGTTCAGGAGAGCGACTTGGTATTCTTGAGAAAGTTGTTACACGTCATTCATGGCTTCTTGTTATTATTTTTCTAGCATTAGGAAGTGTAATCCCAGAGTTAAGAAAATTTTTTAAATTTTTGTTTATGCTTGCAATGTAATGTGGAATGCTCAATTTGCGGTTCTCGAATACTTGTAAAATGTATTGAATGTGGAACAATAATTCGTATTATAAAACTTCAGGCACCATACGGAGAATTGAAAATTATTGGGACATGCTCTGAATGTTTTCGTTTCATAGAGATAACGACTGATATCTACACGAGTTACATAAAATTATGAAATTAATTAATGCCTGTTTAGTTTTTTCCTTGTTTTTTTTATTTTATGGATGCTATTCTAGTCGATTGTATGGATTAGACGAATTCAGATTAGAGAGCGCGAGTTCAGAAATTTCATTGATGACAATGCGGGGGAATACGAATCTAACAAATTTTCATCTTGGAAGTGGTGTCAATATGCGATTAGTTTATATGGATTTAGATGCCAATTGTTCGGCTGATCTAAGCAAAACAAGCGAGAAGATTTCGGTTGAAAAATACAATTTGAATGTGCAGGGATCAAAAAAGAAGTTATCTTGGCTTTCTAGGTACAATTCGTTAGATTGGTTTAAGGATATTATTGCAGGAGTAGAGAATCGATATATGCTTGAGACAGGATTGATCTTTCACATATATAGTTCAAAACAGAACACAATATGGTCAAATTTTGGTTTTTCCTACTCCTACGAAGAAAGAGTGTCAGAGGATGTTAAACAGTCCCCAAATGCCAAAAACTCATATTCCTATGCACTGAAATTAGACAATATTGAGTTCAATCAGACTGTTTGTGGAACTTTTGATTTGTACGATAGAAAGAACTTTGATATAAGCTCTGATTCTTCAGTGCTTTTTAGAATAAATAAGATTTTAGGAATCAAGAATACTTACACCATGGAGTATGAGAATGAGCCTACTAGAGGCTATAAGAACACTAATCACAAAATTTTCATGTCGGTCATCTTCGACTGGAGGTAATATGAAAGGACAATTACAATGCTCTTGTGGATGTGGGATGACCCCAAAATCTACACTCATAAATATTTTAGATAAGATAGAAAAAATGTGCGGGTTTGAATTGGTTATTACGAGTTGTGCAAGATGTGAAAAA